CTAAAATATGCGTCCTCAGTATTGTAGTCGTTAGGAAAATCTTTAGAATAGTAACAGATTTTAGGATTGTTTCCATTTAGTGAAACAGAAACCTCAAATACAATTGAATCTGCATTAGAATCAATTGCCTCTAAAATAGTTGAAATGTAATCTGGCTCAATGCGATCATCACAATCAACAAATGAAATGTATTTACCTCTAGCCATACTAATCATAAGATTTCTCTTATCTCCTAGCATAATGGTTTTGTTATCAATTAAATAAACAATCTCAACCTGCTTTTGTTTATCAGCATCCAAACCTTCTAATTGACCATACAGCATTTCTAAGGATTTAGGCAAAAAAGTGTTTCTTCTTTCAGATACTGAAGGAATCAAAATTGATAATTTAATATCGCTCATAAATTGTGCTAATTAGATTTCGCCACAAGGCTTACAATTCTTTTTAAAATATACTTTGCAATCAGTCCCTTCATGATTGCATGGTTCGTCATCAAAGTAAACCTGACTTACACTAGCCTTAGAAGTAAACCGAAGACAAGTGTTTTTTAACTTGCATCTTTGAGGCTTACACATCGTAAATGTTGCCATATCTTTTAATTTGTTTTAAAGTAAATCATTTTCAATAAGTTAAACAAAAAAAGGCGAGAAAATTTCTCGCCCTTTTATACTAAACACAAACACAAAACATTATTAAGTAGTCTCAAGGATAGCCTTTGCAGCTGCAAAAGTTCCTTTAACCAATACTGGAGTATCGTTAGCAGAGATAAACTGCACCAAACGCTGCTCGATTCTTACAGTCTTCAAGTTGTCGATGAAATCATCTCCAGAATCTCCGATAGCTACCTGCAAACCGCTTCTCAAACGTACGTTGATTACTGAAAGATCACCACCTACGAAGTTAGCAGGAGTTCCTGTCAAAGCGTTGGTTGGGATAATGTTTACTCCCCAAGCAGTTACTCCACCTTGAGCGTTGAAAGTTACGCCAGCTGGCAAGATGTAATTTTTGTCGTTGTCTTTCTCAGAAAGCATCAAGTGATACTGTCCTGTCTCAACGAATACACCATTTACAGAACCGTTTGCCGCTCTAACTTGAGCGATAATTCCGTGAATAACATCCCAGTTAGTAGCAGATTCAACGCCACCAGCCATAGAACCACCAGTAAAGGTAGTAGACTTAGAAAGCAAACCAGCAAGCTGAGGAGATGTTCCGTTACCAGTAAACAACTGGTTTTCGATTACAGTCTCAACACGCTTTACTCCATTGGATTGGATGTAAGAAGCTAAGTAAGCCGCATCTTCCAACATTTCCATAGAAACCTTCATGTGTACACCAATTTTCTCAACCTTAGCTCTCTGCTCTTTGTATTGAACGTCAAGTTGGGTTTTCTCAACACCTTCGCCAATCATTACTGGAGTTCCCTCCTGATCGTATTCTTCAACCCATACTGCATACTGAGTTCCGATTGCTCCAACACTTGCGTTTGCAAGGTAAGTCAACAAACGCTGACGGATAGGAGAAACAACACCTGTAAACTCAGAAATTGTAACTTGTCCTGAAGACGCTTCGTTAGCGATTGTAGAAGCTAGAGTAATAGTTCCAACTGCTTTCTCGTTAATTTCGAATACCAAAGGAGCCTTTAGACGAGTGTTAGGCTCAGACTTTAGACGCTCAATTTCAGCTTGCACAGGAGCGTAAGCCTTCATGAAAGCGGTTTTAAAATCTTCAGCGTTTACTTGTTTGTCTACTGCATTCTTCTGCATTGCAATATCCAACTTATCAAGTTGCTTTTGCATCTCACCAGCTTCTTCCTTAGTTACTACACCGCTAAGAGACTTAAGTAAGCTCTCAGCCTTTTCGAAAGCCTCATTGGCTTTTACTTCTGCATTGCTAGCCTTTGCTTTAAGAGCCTCGCCAGCCTCTGCAATTACTGCCTTTACGGCATCAATTGTTAGATTTTCCATGATTCAAATTGTTTTTTAAGTTCGTTAATTGTTATTTTTTTGACAGCTTCGGCTTCTATAATCTCCAAAGTAGGCGAGGCTGGCTTTAGAAACTGCAAAAGTGATTTAAGTTGATTTTCTAGTTTTTCAATTGTTTCGTCGGTTGCGTCGGATGTCTTTACAAACTTCTCAAGTCTCTCAAGATATTCGAACGCGTCCGCTTCGCTTTTAAGGTCAATAAATGTTGTTTCTGGATTTGCTCCTAAGAATTGAACTGCTGATCCTTCATACATCATAACCTCTTTAATTAGGTTCGCTTTTGCTTGCTGGTCAAACTGCTCTTTAATAGTTCTAAATCCAAATGAGTGCTGGTTAATCAATTCGCTCTCAATCATCTTCTGAAAGTCCAATCCAGCGGCATGGCTACCAATTTTAGCCTCGTAACGCAAACCTTTATTGTCTTCGTAAAGATTGTTGATTTTTGCGACAACTTTATTCTTATCGTGATCTAGCAAATACTAGATTAACTGCTTTCCTTGTGGCCCTCGCTCCATGATTGTCTTGGTAAACGCTCCCGCTTCAATAACATCACCATCGAGGTCTTTGTTACCAAAAACAGCAAAGTAACCTGAAACAATACCCTGTTTCATGTCGCTATCTGTAAAGCCTTGGTTTAATCCTTTTTTTACAAAACCCATATCGCTAGTCTTTTCTAATTCCTTTAATTTGTTTCTGCTCCAAGTCAAAGCAGCCCTACCCCCCCATGCATCGTACATCAACAAACCACAACCGTCATCGTAAGAACTTGAGCTTTCTAAATCAACTTCATGTCTGCTAAGATAGCTAAACATTCTTTTAATCGTATCAACCGAAATAGCCTCACCGTTTGCAAGCTGATTTGCCCTTTGCTTTCCGACAGGAGTTCCACATGGCCCCCATCCGTTCTCATCAACGTATTTCAGAACTCTTTTGGCATTATTTCTAACCGCCTCGGGATAATCTGAATATGTTTGCTCAGCTTTCTCTAGCATTGCTTATTCGTTTAGACAAATATACAAATAAATAAAATTAACAAACAAAACTGCTCATAGAACAAAAGAATCCTTAAAATACCTTCTAGCATAGGATTCTGAAACGTAAACAACTACACATGAGCAGTTTATAGTCTGAGCAGCTCCTCCGTTTAAATCTCCAGGCTTGTCCATTAAGACCTGAACTCCATTCGTAAAAAACACAAAAGGCTGATCAAATCTTATCGGTTTATTCTGTGCTTGTATGTGCTGAATCCTAGGCTCTTTTGCGCCTCCATGAATCCATATCTTCCATAGTTGAGTTCCTGTCTGATTGGCCCAATCTTGTGCCGAACGCTTCTTTCCCTCATTATAAGCTCTTGTGGCTTCAGTCCTTGCAATTGCCCTAGCTCTTTTTATATCACGAATCTTCTCAATCAACAACTCTTCAATCTGTCTAGGTGTTAATCCATCCTGAATACCTTGAGCAACTATCTCATTAACTTGGTTCTGACTAGTATTTGTTACATCAAATATTAATTGACCTAAATTAACAATTACCCAATTCTTTATAAACTCAAGCCAAGTTCTAAGAAAAAAATCATCTGGCAAAAACTTCTTCTCTCTGTTGTCCTGACGAATGCGATTAAACTCTTTAGTCGCAGAATCAACAAATACAGCCTGATAGAACTTTACGTAAGCATCCTGCATTGGGAACAATGGCACAACTGGCTTTGCTTGCTCTTTTAATGCCTCAGTAAATATTTTTACTCCAAGACGTTCGTATTTCTTTAAATCCGCTTGCGCCGACCTTCTAACCTTAGAGTAATTTATTTTATTCATTTCTTATGCTTGGAAGTCCACAAAGTCAGTTGCAGCGTTTCCTAGTGCCTCATCGCTTGGAAGTACGTTATTAGGTATCCAATGCACGTCCATGGCTGGGTCTTCGCTTGCGTGCCAGTTTAACAAGCTTCTAACCTCGTTACCAGTAAAGTATGGAGATTTGCCATAAGTGTCCAAAATTACTTGCACATCTGGTTGTAACTCGGAGAATGATGAAATATCAAAGTCAATCACATAATCCATGCCGTAAGACATTCCTATCCATTGAGTAAACTTCTCTTCAATCATTTGTAGCTGTGGCATAATTACATCTGTAACCAAAGCCTTTTGAGCGCCTTCTAAATTGGCATAGGTTGCGTTCGAAGTAAACAAAACAGGATTAACTCCCCACAAACCGCAAAGGGTTTGCAAATCCATGTTTTGAGAGTTTATAATATCCATTGCCACAGGACTCAATCCAATTGCATCGTAACGCAAAGGAATCGAAGATGCAACAATCTTATTAATGTTTTTATTACCGTTTATCCTCTCGTCAATCCGTTCATCCATCTTTGCCCTTTGATCAGGAGATGGCCAGAATTCAGGGTTTGTAATGTTAGGCGAAATAATTCCTTTTGCGCCGCCATTTTGGAAAGTCTTTTGCTTTGCAAATGTCGCTTCGTTGTTTGCTTGTAGTGTTGTCAAACCAGCCAAAAGCGGAGGCATTCCTCGCAATTGAGCGCCATTCAAATCCCAAGTTAGATTTGTGGTTTTAATGTGTAAAACCTCATTTGCTGGAATCTCAATGTTCTGGTCGCCAATTATCAACTTGTAACCTCTCACAGGCTCAAAAAGACTGCCAGCCACAATCTCCACATAGTTAGACGGCAAAACGTACATCTCTTTTATTTTGCCCTTATTAAGGCCTTCAGATGGAGCAAATCCGTAAACAAATATCTCGCCGCTAGTATTGTACCACGTTAGCATCGAATCAAGGAACTCCGACCAAGTTTGCATTGGATTAGGGTTTTTGATTAGCTGGTTTACTGGGTCTAAGTAATTTACATCTTCAAGCTCCTTTTTTCTAAATGCTATGCTTTGTATTCTGTTTAATTCTTTCGAGTTATATTTTCCACCTCTGTATCTCTTGCTTCCTTCGCTCTCTTTGTAAACGTATGTAGGGCACTGCTTGCCTTTTTCCGCAATCTTTCGAATGATTGAGTAAACAAGTGCATTACCTTTGTAACCTTTGTCGATAAATGTCTGTTGATTTGAGTCATACCAAACAACCATCGTTGAGGCCGTAAATTGGCCATAAAGTATTTGATTGAGTAGGTTTACATCGGGTTTTTGTGGCGTCGAAATAACCGTAGGAGTAATGTATGACCTTAGAGCCTTTAATAGCATAGCATATTCGTTTTAGCAAATATACTTATTTATTCTTTTCTAAAAATGTAACTCCGTAAAACCAAGTTACTACCATAACAGCGCGAGCGCTCCAATGCCAATTAAATACGTTAAAATCCAATGTCACGAAAACTATAAATAAATAAGTGATTAACATTAAGATAAGCGCGGCAATAGTTTCTTTTTTCATATTGAGAATTCAAAGTTGTTTTTTACCATTAATTCAGTTAAACCCCAAACAAGCGCGTCGACTCGATCGGGTGATTTTCCCTTCTCGGGGTTAAAGGTTACCATTTGTGATTCTAAGATAGGGAAACTACCAACGTGATATATTTGCCCTTGCTCGTAAAGCGAGTAAACGGGCTCGGCTCTCACATATTTTCCCTTAGTTGCAGTTACTAGCTTTATCCTGAAATTAGTGCCTTGGGACTTTAATACAGCTTCCACCATGTCGCCACCTTGGTTTTTTTCCGCCACAATACAATCGGCGTTCCATCTTAGCGCGGCGTCATTTGCTATCTTTGCCCAATGATTAGGCGAATATTTTCCGCTTAAATCCTCCAATACATAGCCAAAGCCTTCTTTGTCTTTACCGACAACAATTAAACCGGTTTCGTCGCTTTGCATATTTGCCGTGACGGCTGGATCAATTGCCACTATTATCCTAGTTAGGTTCGGCGCTTC